ACAATACCATTATCAATTGGGTGAAACTTAAAATAGCTCAATCAATGTTTAAAAACAAAATGGTTGCAAAGCCTGTTAAAACATTGAATATCAGGGAATTTTTCAGTGACATAAAGGATTCTGTTGAAACTATCGCAGCATCAAATGAAATTGCTGATCATTACGAAAAGGTTCTTTTGAAAGCAAAGGACATGAATCAAAGAGCTTTGATCACAAAACTTACTGATTTGTTGGAAGTCGTTAGGGCTGAAACCGTTTTAATTGGGACTGATTTGAATAAGTTTGTAACCGAAAAGAATGTAATTGACTTTTACAATAAGATCGGCGAAGACAAACATCTTAAATTGAGTTGGATGAAGAACTTTGTAAGGGTAATACCTGACGACGTTTATGAACTTAAACAACATGCCGACACTTTCATGGTGTTCGATAACTATGTTGTTCTTCATTACGACCCTCTGAATAACGGCGATGAATTGACAACAGAAGAAAAGGAAAAAGCTAAAGACCCAATTCTATTCGGTGTTATCAAAAACAGCCATAAGCTTTATTATATTGCTGATTGGGTTGACGAATATTGCGACTTAACATTGGAAGAAATGTTTAAAGAATTAGGAAGCAAAGTAGGCGAGATAAACAATAAGTCTGTGCATACTTTCATTGACAAAATAAAAGCATAAAAAATATATTTACAATATTTGGCATAGATTAAAGTTTTCAGTTACTGCCCACGTATTTATAATAAAGTTTATATCATGAAATTAATTAATTACGATGGGAATGGCATAAAAACTGGAATTTATTGTATAAGGAATTTAAAAAACAATAAATTATATGTTGGAAGTAGTAAGAGTTCAATAGGATCGAGAAAACGAAGACATTTATTAAATTTAAAAAACAATACACACTATAACGAACATTTACAAAATGCTTGGAATTTTTATGGTGAGGAAAATTTCTCATTTGAGGTTTTATTTTTATGTAAATCAGACGAATGCTCAAGATATGAAGCAGAATTTATCAAGTTGTATTCATCGAATATTCGAAAATATGGATATAATATTGCCAATGTTGAGAATTATAAATTCGCATACAATATGTCTGAAATACATAATAATGAAAAAAGTCAAAAAAAAATTAATAAATCATTAGTATGTAATGGATTACATACTAATGAAAGAGGCATTTCTAAACCATTTAATGTGTATAACTTAAGTGGTAATTTTATTAAAAAATATGATAGTGCCAAAGAGTATATTGAAATGCATGGCGGATCAAGAGGAAATTTATCCATAGTCTTATCAAAAAGAAAATTAGTATACATTGAGAAAAATATAATACTATTTGAAGATGATATATTAACTAATGACGATATCGCATATGTTAATAATAAGTTAAGACGTAAACATGTGTTTCTCTATAACGTCGATGGCGAATTTATTAACGAATTTGAATCTGTAAAGCTTTGTGCTGATCATTTAAAATGTAAAGAAGCTGAGATAAGAATGTGTTGTTTGGGCAAAAGAAGTAGAATAAGAAATTTTATAACTAAATATACAAAAAATGAGTGAAAGTAATGACGATTTAACAACTGGAATAGGCAAAGGGTTAAGGTATAACCAAGGCAAATTAAGATACGACCTTGTGCATGCAAAAGCCGAAAGGGATATGGTTGATGTTTTAACATATGGCGCAAGTAAATATAGCCCTGATAATTGGCGTCAAGGTATGTCGTGGAAATCTATTATAGCCTCTTTGAAAAGACATTTGGCTGCGATTGAACTTGGCGAGGATTATGACAATGGCGAAGGCGGAAGTGGAAAGCTACATGTTTCAAATCTGGCTTGTAATGCACACTTTTTAAATGGACTGTACTATGATTTTCCACAGGGCGATGACCGTTATAAAAGCTATCTAAAGATTCCTAAAATTGGCTGGGATATTGATGGCGTACTTGCAAACTTTATGAAAGCATGGCATTTATTGCACCCAGAGGTACTGGAATTCCCAACTACATGGTATACTGATCGCCATATTCGTGACAGGTTTGACGCTATGAAAATAGATGGCACATTAGATGCTTTTTATTTAAATATGGAAACTGAAATAAAAGCTGAGGAGTTATTATATGATCCTCATTGCTACATAACTTCTCGTCCAGTTAAGAAAGAAGTTACTGAACAATGGCTTGATAAGAATCATTTTCCAAGTAAGCCTGTTTACACATTGGAAACCAGACAGTCCAAAGTTGATTTGGCAAAGGAAGCTGGCGTTGAGATTTTTATTGACGACTCATTTGACAACTTTGTTGACTTAAACAATCATGGTGTGTTTACATATTTGTTAACAACTCCTTGGAACATACGACATGACGTTGGTCATATGAGAATTAATTCGATTAATGACATTCCTTGGTTAAGAAAATAAGTCATGGCAGATAATACAGAGTCTAAGTCAATATCAGATATTGAGATAGAAGATGGACATGGCTTTTGGGGCTGCGAACAATACGGATACACAAAAGACGAAGATTTATGAAGCTTGAAACACTGGTTAGGTCTTATGAAATAATGGGATACACTCCGAAAGGATTGGAACGTGATGAAGAATGTCAAAGCATAATCAAATAGCTATATGATAAATACAAAATTCATGTTTATGCAAATTATTGCTCAATGCGATTTAAAGAATATCCTAAAACGTATATGAGATTTAAAGGATGCTACAGATATGAATGCGGCAAGGATTATAGTAATAATTTTTATTGTGATACGTCATTTGATAGTCCTTACGATGCTTATTTTGACGCACTTAGACATATGCTGCCAGCATTTAGATTTCAATATAAATATAACGACGATTACAAATGACAACAGTTTGCTTTATATCCGATACACATAATAAGCATAATAAACTAATAATTCCTGAATGTGATTTTTTAATACATTCAGGAGATATTAGTTCAATGGGTTATGAATATGAAATAGTAAATTTTTTAAAATGGTTTAGTAAACAGCCAGCTAAATACAAAATTTTTACTGTTGGTAACCATGATTGGTTATTTGAACGTAACAGATCATTAGCCAAATCACTTATTCCAGAAAATGTTATATATTTGGAAGATGAAAGTATTGAAATAGATGGATTGAATTTTTATGGCTCGCCAGTACAGCTGGAATTTTGTAATTGGGCTTTTAATAGAAGTGAAGAGTCTCTTACAAGATATTGGTCAAATATTCCAGACAATATTGACATATTGATAACGCATTCGCCTGCATATGGAATACTTGATGATGTTAGACATAATGGCAAACATTTAGGGTCGCCATCATTATATGACGAAGTTACTAACAGAATAAAACCATTGATTCACTGTTTCGGGCACATACATTCTGGGCATGGAACAAAATTTATTAATAATACATGTTTTGTAAATGCCTCTGTTTTAGATGAAGACTATAAATTATCTTACAATCCAATACTCATTGGTATAAATGACCGCAAGGTAGAGGTCTTTAGCTGATGATACCACTATTTATAATCAAAATTAAATATGAAAAAGATAAAAAATTTATTCAAAAAGCTTCAATACGACAAGCAATTACAAGAAAAGTTGGCTGGCGAGTTGACACTTAAAGGCGACGCTATTATATGGTCATACGACTTTGATAATGACGCCGAAGAGATTAACATTTGTCAAGAGGAACTCGATGATAGTGATACGACTTTTGATGAAGTCGTTTGTGTTGAAGAATACCTAACGGAAACATATGACACAGACTTGGAAGAAATCGAAGATTTCATTACGAGCAACGACGACATTGGCGAATATGACTTCTCCAACTCGATTATTAAAGGGTCATGCATTTCATTTAAAATTAGCTAATATGCAAAACCGTACATTCAAAGTAGTAAGCTATGACCCTAAAACAAATCTTCAAGGAAGTAAACGTGTTTATACTTCGGAAAAAGACTTTCTGAGATATAAGGATGATGTTATAAGGAGATACAGATATCATTTAATCGTAAAAACTTTTGAGTTGATTGACGATGTGTGGGTTTCGTTAAATACTTATCCATGTGATAAAATTAGTTAAGGATTTTTGTAACATTTTGAAAGTTTAAACGTATAAATAGGTAGCAGCATTAAAGTTGTTACCTATTTTTATTTATCATGGGCGGAAAAGCATTACAGAAATACGGAGTCTTTACTGAGAGAAAAGACACTGAGGAATTTATGAGAATTGGCAGGAAAATGCAAGATATAATCAAGACTGAAATCGGACTTGATACCGCCATTGTTAAATGTTTCCACGAGAAACAAGATCATGGCGATTTGGACTTGCTGAACAAAATACCTGAAAGAACATTCGGAACTGGCGGTGGCATTAATCTGGCTAGCTTTGTTGAGAACATCTTGAAACCAAGAGCTATCAATAACAATGGCGGAGTTATTTCATTCGACTTTGAAGAATTTCAAATCGACTTTATCTCAATTGAAGAAAGCGATTGGGAAATAGCTAATACTTATTTCTCTTATGATCCATTGGGAAATATCATGGGTAAAACCTATCATAAATTCAATTTATCATACGGCTGGAATGGTTTGTTTTACAAATTCAGAAACCTAGACGGTAGAATCGGCGGAAACATCGAAATGACCAAAGACCCTAGGAAGATTTTTGAATTTGGAGACTACGATTACGACAGGTATTTG